TCGAATGGTTCTAGACGGTGGTAGCTGATTATTTTTCCACACCTTGAGGCGGCGTAGCCGATGGCGGATGGAATGAGACGTGTTTCCATGAAAAAAGGGGCCCCGTAGAGCCCCTATCATACCTTATACAGAACCTGTTATTAGTAGGCGCTGACATCAAAAGGCGTGTTGCAAAGCAGACGGGCCACAGGAACCATCTTGGTGGTAGCGAACACGAGGTTCCAGGAGGCGGTGTCGGCCAGGTTGCCAGTGGTGGCAGCGTTGGTCGGGTTGTCGCCAGCGACGGCCCACTTGGTGCCGGTGATGTGGTAACCGTAGTGGTAGTCCACAGCCAGAACGTCCTGCATGGACAGGATGTTGCGGTCGGCAGCCAGACGCAGGTCCTGTTGGATGCCCTCGGAAACCACGCCGGACTTGAAGAGGTACACGGGGTACTTCTTGGCGTGGGTGGAGGTGCCGCCGGTCAGAGCGACCAGTTGGTCGTCGATCACCACGCGAAGACCAGCAAACGTGGCCACTTCAGGTGCTGCAACACCCACACCGCCGCCGCCCCAGGTGATGGCACCACCAGTGGACAGAGCCGAGGTGCTGAAAACCAGCATCCCGATCTGTTGCAGGTAGTACGCCACGTTGGAGTGCATGGCGATGGCGTCGAGTTCGTCGCCGCGCTCACCCAGAACTGCCTTGGTAGCCACAACGTTGGCAACGTTGAGGAAGTTGGCCTCAGTCATCGAACCGGGGACACCGGCAAATGACTTGTTGACTTGGTTGGGGCCGAGGACGCCAGCGCCGGAGATGCCGCCGAACAGACCAAGCAGTTGAGCGGCGAGGGTGCCGGTCTTCAGCTTGTTGATGGCGGCGGTCAGCTGGTTGCGGACGTGAGCCAGGGGGTCGGCGCCGGAACCCAGCTTGCTGAGGTCATCAGCGGCATAGGCGAAGCCACGGTGCAGCAGGGTCATGATCTGCTCGTCGGCAGTCACGTTCTGAGGCACCAGGTAGCCGCCGCCGCCACCCCAGGTGTTGGTGCTGAGGATTTGGGTCTCAGTCGGGGCGATGGGGTCGAAGAAAGGCACGCGAACACGGGTGCCACCAGCGCGGGCATCCAGAGCAGCATTACGCTGCACAATGCCGCTTTGGATCCACTTCGATTGCTCGAAGATGCCCTCGGCGGTGTACTGAAGAAATTCGGGACGGGTGACAAGGTTCGACAGGAAAGTCGAACCAGACCCGTAGTTACCTGCAAAGGAAGACATGGGGTAGCTCCAGTGGAGTCAAGGTTGGGGTTGTGCCCCACAGGGGCTTAGGCACCGGCTTCTGCTTTGAGGAGGCGGGCCTTGTCGGGGTCCTGGGCCAAAAGCATCATTTGCTGGGTAATGTTCCAGCTATCTTTTGCCCAAGGGTTGGATTGTCCGGGGAATGCGGTGGCGCGGGCACTGCCCGTTACACCCATGCCGGCCCTGTTAGTTGCTGCGAAGTGATGTTCGTAGCCACTGCCAGGGTTTTTCAGATTAGCAATGTAGTCGCTAACTGGAAGTTCGACGCCGCCGACAACAGCCACAGGCTGACCATCTTTAGCGCGAAGTTGTTCCTGAAGTAAACGATACAGCTGATCGGGTGCCAGTGCACCAGCCTGGGAAAGCTGGGCGATGGCGGCGGATTTCAGTTGTTCCTGCGTGAAACCCTGTTTGACTTGCTCGACTTCGCTTTCTTTAGCGGCGAGTTGTTGCTTTAACTCGGCAACTGTTTGTTGGGCCTCTTCCCACAGGGTCTTGTACTCGCCGGATTCGGCAAGTTTTGTGGTCTTGGCCTGTTCCTGTGCCTGCTGGATGGCGTCGAGTTGCTTTTGGAGGTTTTCGCGGTTTTCGCGGTCCTTGCGGCGTTCGTTGATGAGTTCTGCGTTTTTTGCTTTGACGGCTTCCAGTTGGGCGGCCAGATCGGAGCTTTCAGCCACAGGCTGGGGGGCAACGGGTTCCACGGGAACCACTGGTGCTTGCTGTTCTTCGGACACAGGTGTACTACTTAGACCCGTCTACTTTAGCAGTTAAAAGAGTTAAGACTTCCAGGTACCGGAGACGTTGGCCGAGACAGCGGTGACTGTTTTCCAGGTGCCGGATACGTTGACGTAGATGGCGGTTGCCTGCTTCCAGGTGCCGGAGATGTTGGCCCAAACATTGAAGCCGGTGATGACAGCGCCAGGGCCGACCGCGACAAACGGCTGGCCGAGGTAGGCGATGTCAAGGGTTTCGGTGTCGAGCGACTTGGCCTCGACCTGCACGAATGGCTGGCCGAGGTACGCAATGTCGAGCGTGGCGAGGTCGGTGTTACTCGGTAATGCCATCGGTCACCTCCACCTCCGCCTGTTGTGCGGCCACATAGGCGACAGCGGCATCTTGGATGTCGGCCATGGTGGGGTAGTCCTGGAATTTCAGGAACACCGCCTGCTCGTCGGTGATGCAGACACGGGCGTACCACTTGCCCGCCATGTCTTGTTCAACGGAATGGACGTGATAGGTCATGGTCATGCTTGCGAGATGGTCATGTCGTCAACCCACCCGGAGAAGGTGGTGCCGCCCCAGGCTTCAGCGGTGATCTCCACCACGCCAACCTCGGTCGGGGTGAAGGTGATCGTCAGCTCCTCCCAGGTGTCTGCGGCAGCGGTCATGGCGCTCACCACGTCGGAGGTGACGCCGGCAATCTGGCCGCCTTTGCAGACCAAGCGCATCGTGAGGCCGGTGTTGCTACGGCGCATCCAGGCTTTGACGGTGACAAGCGAGTTGGCGGCGCAGGCGACTTTGGCGAGGGAGAGGGTGACGGGGCGGAGCGATCCCCGCAACGTAGTGCTTGTCGGCTGGAGTTTCCAGCTAATACCACTGGCAGTTTTGCGCTCGTCGGTTGCAGAAGAAATTAACCCCCCGTCCATGAATACTTTGTGATTATTGGTCGTTTGATCATGATTATGCGAAAATACTTGACCGCTTGAAAAATTATTGCTGAATGTTTCTGTTGTACTTGCTAAGAGGCAATTCAATAACAATACGTTTGCTGCACCAAAAGTGATGTCACGAGAGCTATTGTTTTCTAGTTTTATATTTTTAGCGTTTAAGCCGGCGTTGACATTAAGTCCTGCATTGGTGCAATTTGCTATAACAGGATTGCTTGCGTATAGCGGACGGAGCACAAAATTTCCAGGATTAGAGCTAGCTGTAATGCCTTCCTCGCAGCTAAGTACGCCGTAACCAAGGTTTACAGTGCAATCTTGTGAAATGTATCTAAAGCCAACAGACGGAGATGCAACGATAAAATCAAGATTTATAGTAGCCCTTGGCCCGCTTCCTTGGAGTATGACACCTGTAAACACTCCAGATGTACAGTTATTCGCTGCAATAATGCTAACTGTATTGTTGTTACCATTGCTGCCATCAACTGCTTGCGTAAATCGTGCAAATGCAAATTTTTCTATTACGCCCCAAGAAATTGAGCCGTAACTTAACGCAACGCCATTCCCGTTTTGCCCGTTCACCCACGTCTCTAGGTTTTGCGTGCTCATCGCCGTTCGATCCCACCCGCCGCTGTAGGTGATGGGGCTGCCGTCGGTGCCGGATTCTTGGATGGTTTGCAGCGCTGTGGTGGCTGCTGCCGCTGGTCCCAGCTTGATGGTTTCGCGCTTCCAGGTGGTGACGGTTTCGCTGGTGCCGTAGTAGCCGCGCACGCTGGTGCTGGTGGGTGTGGCGTTGGTGTCAGCGTCGAGCATCACGCGGGTGCCGTTGATGCTTTGGATGCCCCACCATGTTTCGCCTGTGGTGTTCTTGCCAATCAGGCTGGTTAGCGTCAGGCTGTCGGCGGCGCTACTGGCTTTGCAGGCGATGATGTTGCTCAGCAGGAACGTCTGAGCGCCGTTGTCAGTATTGACGTAGAGCGCAATGCTTTGGATGCTGCTGCCTAAGGCAGTGCCCAGGTCAACAGTGACTGGCATCCAACGGGCCGTGACAGCCAGCGCTGGAATGCTGATGGTATTGACAACGGTGACGCCATTGGCATCAGAACAGAGCCGTAGATCTACGGCACCGGCAGTTCCGAGAGTGCCACTTACCTGATAAATCCAGAAACTGACCTGTTGATAACCGGAGAGGTCTAATGTGCTTGGCAGCGTCCAGTACGCTGCTAGCCCTGTAGTGAATCCTGCGGCAATGGCAATACTATCGGCTTGGTTTCCTTCTTTGGGAAGGCTGGAACTGAGTGCCGTGGTCACATTTGCACTGGCTGTCCACGCTGTCCGTCCTGGTCCGGTGCTGGCGATGTTTTGCGTGACGGCGCTGGCCAGCATTACACGGGTGTTGTTACGAAGGCGGACGGTGCCACTCGCGACGCCTGTGCCATTGCCGACACTGCCGTCCAGCGTGAAAGTATTCGCACCCGTGACCGTTATTTCCCAAGTGCCGTTGGCGTTGGTGTTTACCGTGTGGTTAGTGACCACCACCGTGTCGCCTGTGCTGTAGCCGTGCGCGGTGCAAGTGATCGCAATTGGCGTGGCATTGGTGCTGCTGGTGATGCTCTTCGTCGCCTGCAGCGCCTGCGAGGTCCACACGCCGTTTTGACCCAGGCTTGTGGGTGCCGGGCTGCCCATGATGCGGATCGTGTCGCCGGGCAGGGTGCGTACTGCCGTCGCACCAGTGGTGATGTTCTTCCACCGCCCGCCGATGTAGTACTGGCGGTCCACGGCCTGGTTGGCCAGAGCCGTGCCGCCTGAGATCGCCGCAATGGTCAGCGACGTGCTCGACACCCATGCGGTGATGTTGTACACCGCGTAGATGGTGCCGTTGAAGATGCTGAGATACTGCCCGATCAGGCTGCCATCGTTCGGGAATGACGCCGTGGCACTGCTGAACGTTGCCGTTGTGATTCGGCCATCCGTGCCTTGTGCCAGCAGGCTGAAGCTGGTGCCGCCGTAGTTGTCGTTGCCGTTCTCAAAATCGAGGAAAAGTGTGGCCATGCGCTACCTCAGGCGGTGTACTTGATCCAGATGTCGCCGTCAGACCCGCCCGTAGGGTCGCTGGTGCTCGTCGTGATGTTCCGCAGGCCGGTGCCGCTGGAGCCGACTCGTGTGGCGGACAGCTCCACCACGCTCGCAGTGCCTGAGTCCTTCTTCGTGTACAGCTTGCCGTCGTAGGTGTTGAGCGCCAGTTCGCCCAACTCCAGGTCGCCCGTTGTTGGGACCTTGGCCGCTACGGCGGATCGCTTCAGCTTGATGAGGTTTGCCATGTGGCTGTCCGTTGAGTGCTATAAAGCTGGACGGTGAATCAGAAGGTGCCGCCGTCGATAGTGGCGTTGGGACTGAGGTAGTCAGTGCCGTCGACTGCAGCAGTGAAGGCACTGGTGCCGTTGCCCTTGAGAATACCAGTAAGTGTGGTTGCGCCAGTGCCGCCATCGCCTACGGCAAGGGTGCCGGTGATGCTGCTGGCGCCAAGATCGACTGCGAGGTTGTTGCTCTCGAAGACGATGCCGCCGTTGGCCTTCAGGTTTACGTCCAGCTCCGAGCCGGTCAGAGTCAGGCCGTCGCCGGCAGTGAAGTTGGCTCCCGAGCTGGCAATTGAGATCGTGCCATTGCCGTTGGTAATGCTGATGCCGCTACCAGCGGTGAGCGTGGTCTTGCTCAGGCCGCCGGTAGACGTATTACCAATCAGCAGTTGGCCGTCGGTATAGCTGGTCTGACCGGTGCCGCCGTAACCCACGGCAACCGTGGTGCCCTGCCACACACCCGTACCGATGGTGCCGACAGTGGTCAGGCTGGAGCTGGTGACGCCGGAGCCGAGTGTGGTGCTGCTTAGGACGCTGGTGCCGTTGATGTAGTAGGACTTGCCGGTAAGCAGGTTGAAATGCTCGCTGGAGGTCCAGGCGTCAGTGGCGTCGACCCAGTTGAAGGTTTTGTCGGTGGTGCCACGCAGGGTGATGCCGCCGCCGTCTGATGTGGCGTCCGAGGGGGATGCCGTGTCAGCCAGGACGATGTTCTTGTCGTCGGTGGTGACGGTCGTGCTGTTGATCGTCGTGGTCGTGCCGTTGACCGTCAGGTTGCCGCCGACTGTGACCGCTCCAGTGGTGGTGAAGCCGTCAATGGTGGCGCCGGTCAGGGCTAGGGTGCCGGTTACCGTTTTGGTGCCGGTGATGGTCTGGTTGCCGGTCAGCGAGACGAATGCACCATCGCCTGCAATGGCCGGGATTGTGGTGGCGTCGCCATTACCATCGGCGCCCTTGCCGTAATAGAGAATATTGTCTACTTCGTTGAACGCCAGTTCGGCGTTTTTCAGCCCCGAAGGGGCGCCAGCAGCACCACTGACCCTACGCTTGATTCTGAGTGTGTTGGCCATTAAAAGTTGGCTCCGTCAACGATGGTAGTGGTGGTCCACGTGCTGTCGGCTTTGTACGTGGCGGACGCAGCGTCGTAATAAACGACACTCTTATCTACTTTAGCCGCGTCATTCACAAGGATGCCCGAGGCTCCCGGAATTCCTTGGGGGCCTTGGATACCCTGCGGGCCTTGTGGTCCAACCTCCAGGGTGCTGACTAGTACTGCCGGGCTGGGTGCAGTGACAACTGTGGTATCACCGTTGCCCTCGGTGACTACGACAGTCTTTGCTGTGTCTGTGACGTTGACCGTGGTCATGCTGTGTAACCCTCGGACACGTAAATATTGCCCTCTAGGTAGTATTCACGCAGACTGCTGGGGTTCTCCAGGAGCACGTCGTAGTAGCACTCGTCCGGGAGTGATGTTGTTTGGGTGTCTGTTAGGGCGATGGCGATTTGGCCGGTGGCACGATTTGTATAGGTAACTGCAAAATCAGCGTATTTTGTTGTGCGCTCGCGGTTCCAGACCTGGGAATATGCGGTCCAGCCGGTTAAGTTAATTGGGGTGCCTGTGCTGTCCTTGAATTGCAGCGAGACGCTGTAATCGGCGCGGCGCTGGAGTGAAATGTTGTAGGTGCCAGGGGAGACAGCCATTTCACTCGTCCTCCGTTGTAGTCATTGTATCGGGCTCCGGTTGCTCAGACGTCTCGACAACATCCTCGATGGCGTCTGCTTCCTCTTCGATGTTTACGTTGTCGGGCAGGATTTCGCCACGGCGCAGGATTTCCAGCAGCATGGCGTCGGTGATTTTGCCTGCTTGGTTGAGTTGGGTGAGGACCGCGACGTCTTGGCCGATTAGGCGGTAGTAGTCGAAGTCGCGGTCGATTGTGATTTCGGGCGGTTCCATGCCGACGTACTGGGCGGCGAAGGCGAACGCTTGGTTGAGGGCAGACTCCAGTTCTTGGCTGATGATTGAAAGGACCGAGTTGGACTGGGCCTGGTCGATGCGCTTTGCCTCGGCAGACTCCGCGACGAATTTCTGGCCGAAGAGTTTGGTGACGCCCAACGTGGACATTTGAGAGGCCAGGGACTCCAGTTCGGCCATCTGGGCGTCGAAACTGGTGGCGTCCGCCTGCACGTAGTACGCCTTGTTGCCCGGTTGCATGGCGATGGCGTAGTTCACGCCCATCGTTGCGGAACCCGTGGTGTCGTCCCAGCCCTCTAGGACAAGGGTGGGCATTGCGGCGATGTGGAGGGCGTGGATTAGGTCGGCTTGGCGTTGGTAGTGGGTGATGTTGAGGTTGGCGATGTCCAACAACGGTGGTTGGGAGATCAGTAGGCCACGGCGGTTGCTGTAGATGGGGACCAGGGGGATTTCGTCCAGGCTGTAGCCGCCGGACTCGCTGAATTCGACGACTTCCTGGCCCAGGGTGTAGAGGTCGTAGCGGCCTGGGTATATGACGCGCATCTGCTCGATCTGCTCCTCGCCGAAATCGTTGAGAGGGCGGACGTCGTAGTCGTGGATGCGGACCTGGAGTAGGCGGTTAGTGCCGCCTTCCTTGCGCCAGCCCCAGATTTGAGGGGCGTCGACGTGGACAAAGTAGGGGCGGCGGCCCATGGCGCGTTCTTCCGCCAGGTTGCGGGCACCCATTGCCGCCGGATAATCAACCAGGACGGCGCTATGGCCGTAGGTCAGGCTGCTTACCAGTGCGCGGCGGGCGTACTCGTTGATGCTGGAGCCCAGGCCGTCGATGTCTTGGCATAGATCCAGCCAATATTGGTCGCCCTCGACGTGGATGGGCTTGCGGAGGATCGCACCAGCGGCTGTTTCGATTAGGCGGCTGGTGTACGGGGAAAGGACGGAGCGGTTTACTCGCGTTAGGTAGGCATCCTCGTCTTCTCGCGGTTCCTGCGGGAGGTAGGTCTCGGACAGGTCGCGGATGTAGTTGGTGCCACGGGTGACGGCAGCCATAATGCCCCAGTCCGGCATCATGGCGATGACGTCCAGGCTGCGGACGAAGGGGGACTCGCTGACTACAGCGCCAGTTGGGGGGATGTTGGCGCTGTAAACCACGGGTTGCCTCCTACTTTGTACCTATTTTGGCACTCTGGGTCACCACTTTTCGCGGTTTGCCCAAAATGCGGCTGACATTTTGCCCTTAGCGATATTTTTAGCGTGTCGCGCCTTGAACGATGCCCTTCTGGCCTTGTCCGCTGCTGATTCTCCTTTTTGTGCTGGTGAGCCAGACACGCCCTGCTGACCGAAACGGATAAGTTTTACGGTTGAGCCCTCCTTAGCCAAAACGGCGTGGGACTTTTTGGGGTGGTTGGGGGTGCGCTTGGGTTGGTTATAACCCGAGAATTTTTCGCCGCGATACTCAATCATCTTCCTCTTCCTCCTCAACTTCGTCATCTACATCAACGAGGACTTCAACTCCAGTGAAGACATTGCCCATGAAGCCTGCGAATAGCGTGGCGTCCTGGGGAGTTCTGAAGCTGAAGGTGACCTCGGACCTGCCGGTGTCCGCATCGACTTCGATGAACGTTGGGTAGCCGTGGATGGTGTGGATTGTCATTACATCGCTCCAAGTTTGGCGGAGATTGTTGCCGTGGTATCGCTGGTAAGGGTGAGAAGGTGGACGCGCAGGAAGCGGTTGGGTTGGTTTTGGATGTAGTACATGATTGTTTCGTTGTCGGTGATGGTGTTGGTGCCAGCGTGTTTGGTGGTGATGGTGAGGTGGCCCCAGTTGATGCCGTCGAGGCTGCCGTCGAAGTCGAAGACGGCCTGTTTGCCGCCACCACTCAGGCCGGAGACGGTGATTTGGACGGCCCAGTTGCGGGCGACGGCTTCATTTACAGGGAAAAAGCCGACCGTGGTGCGCGAGCCGAGGTCGTAAACCGTTAATTCGCCGTCATAGACGATGCCGCCGTCGAGTGCCATTACTTCTTACCTTTTTTGGCGGTTTTGGCGGATGCCTTGAAAGCGGCGGCGGTGGGGGCGCCTTTTGCTCCAGGCTTACGCATCTTCTCGCCACTTCCGGCGGCGATACGTTTGCGCTTGGCGGCGATATTTGCGTACAAACCAGGCTTTTTGGCGGGCATCTGGCGTTAGCCGTAGTTACCACACACGATAGTTGGTCTTGCCCATGGATTCCGGCTTTGCCAGGTTGAAGACCTGCAGACACAGGTAGCCGAGGGCGTCGAAGGCGTGATCCACGCCCAGGTTTTTGTTGGGGAGGCCCGTGTTGGGGGCGTAGGTCAACGTGCGAAGGGATTTTATTAATTCTTTACATCGCGGGTGGATGAAGAGGCGGCGGGTGCCCGATGCGTCGAGGAGGGCAGTGTTGACGCAAGTGATCTTGTCGCGGATTTTCCAGGGGGAGCGCGGGCTGGAGACAGTGAAGCCGGATTTGCGGAGGATGTTGTGGTCGGTGGCGCCAACGCCAGAGGTTTTGCGGGCGCCGCCTGTTGGGTCGGGGCACGCGATGATGCGGCGCTCCACGCCGTAGCGGTTTTGGACCTCTTCGCAGAAATCCCAGGTGGTGGCGCCACCGGTCATGATGATTTCGTCGAAAACCCACAGGACGTCGCCCTTTTTGACGGCGCAAATGCCTGACATGGGGTCGATGTTGAAGTCCACCCCCAGCAGCAAGGGCAAAACTGGTAGGTCTTGGACGATCTTGTCGATGTTGTCGTCCGAGAAGGAGACCGCGACGAGACCGCTGAGATTCTCGAAGCTGGCCTCGAATTCTTGGCGGAAGGTGCGGGCGTCGAGTTGGGCGCGGGCGGCTTCGATTTCGGCTGCTGGGACGTTATCGCCCTCAATCGTGGTGAATTGCCACCGGGCCCAGTCCGGATCGTCCTCCTCGCAGTAACACCAGAGGTCGTAAAACCAGCTCGCGGTTCCATCTGGGGTGGAGATGAAGAGGGCCCATCCCTGTTTGTCGGCAAGGGCGGGGCGGATCACCTCGAACCAGACCTCGGAGTCCATGAAGGCGGCCTCGTCCAGCACCACGCCCGCCAAACTCCGGCCTCGCAGGGCCATGGCGTTCTCGGTGCCCTTCAATTCGATGGTGCTGCCGTTCACCAGCTCGATCTTGAGGTCGGTCTCGTTTTTGCTTTTGACCCAGGCTTTTGGGACGAGGCGTTTGAGTAGCTTCCACACGATGTCCTTCGCCATTCGGTAGCTGGGGGCGCAGTAGAAATAGGTTTCGCCCGGGCGTTCGATGGCTCCACGCAGAAGTTCGACGCAAGAGAGGTAGCTCTTGCCGAATCGGCGACCGGCGACGAGGACGCGGAATCGGGTGCGGCTTGCGAAGACTTCGCCCTGTGCGTGGCGAAGACTGACAGTGTTATCGCTCATGCGGACTACCCTACTGCAATAGAAGGTAGTGGGTGCATATTTTTTGGGCCGGCGCGTTCCAGTCGCTGGAGAATCGAATCCCTACCCCGTGGCTGTGTAACAGAAGAGAGAAATGGGAATGTATCAGTAGGTTCCCAGGGCCCCGCACACGCGCTAAATGTTACGAACTGTACCCCCTTGAGTATAGCTAACCGCGCCGCCTTAAGTGTAAAGGAAGCGCGGCCGTGCTAGTCATACAAACCTAGTCGAATCCGTAACCTGTCGATGTGATCTTAAAGTTATAAAGTTCGGGTCGGGTTGCTCTCAACCTGTCGACCAAGTCTTGAGCCTCCCAGATACACTCTTTGATCCAACCTTCACCGACAACGGTACCGTCAGAGTATCTGTAGTCTGCAGTGATGCGGTGAACTGTGAACCGGGCCATGGTGGGGCTCCTGCGGTGTGGTGTTGACTAGTCAATTGTAGCACAGAACAAGCCAGCTACCAGGAAGCCGGCGGCCAATGGGAGGAAAGCTGTCGACGTGGCAGCAACTAGCAGACAAGCGGCGATGATGCGAGACATGGTGGTTCGGGATTGTACGGTTTGGCGGTGAGAATAGCGGGATCAGCTGGCAACACTGGCCGGTAGGGTCCCACGCTTGCGACGGCTGAGACCCTCCGAAGGGAAAAGCGCACTAACAGCTGCGGAAGACGAGCCAATCACCGCCGCCCAGATCATGCAGCCGGTAGCCATCACCTAATACAAGTTCACGCCATGTAGCGTCCCAGTCGATGCAGGTAAAAGGCCACCTAGTGTTAGCCGCTGACAAGTCGCCGCAGTCTTCCGCCAATGCGGCTGCATAATCAGCGCCGGCCCGTTCCTCGCTCCAGCCTTCGGCGCGGCCTTGGTAGGAGTCTTCCAAGTTGTCCGGGTCAATCCCGTCTGCCTCCAGCTCGGCAATCAGCGCCGCCCAACCGGTCGGATCATCCACATCCAAACCTAGGTGCTCCAGGGCTTCCGCCCAATCTTCGGTCAGCCAGAATCCAAAACAGGCGCCGTCACCTTCGGATGCACCGAAGTAGAAGCCGGTGGGTGCCAACTCGCCCAGTCGATCGAACGCCCAATCAACGGCGACGCTCCAAGGTTCACAGTGCTCGGGCCCCACAACGTCGGAAGCGTAGGAAGCGCATTGCTGCAGGTCTGACCGGAACGGCTCCGGCACGTCTTGCCCGAGCTGGTCAAAAGCGCCCAGGTAGGCGTCGGCAAGGTGATCGAGTCGGAGCGTGTCAGTGCTCACGATCCAAGGAAAGGACGCGAGCTGTTCGGCGGTGTAGTGGGTCACGGGGGTTACCTCAGGGTGGGGTTAACTGTGCAAGATTAGAACCGGATCCGGCAGTCTGTCAAGCCAGTGCCGGAGCGAGTGGAGAGCTGGAGCCATCGGGCCACGGATACGACTCCCGGCGCCATTCCTGCTCTGGTGCTAGCAGCGGCAGTCCGGTGAGCTCCCGGAGGTCGGCGAGGTCCAGGGCTTCGGCCACCCTTGACACGCGGATGTAGAAACCGTGGCAGCTCTCCTCCTCCCAGTACTCGTTGGCAGAATCCGCGCAAGCGTAAAAAAGTTCCAGCAGACGAGAATCCAGATTCTCCACTGCCTCCAGCTTGACCTCGGCCCAGTCGGTCTCCGAGTCTTCCGGAGCGTACTGATCCAGCGCGGAGACTACGACAGCTCTCCACTCCGAAGCGGCCCAGCTCTCCCACTCCTGTTGTTGGCACTCCAGTTCAAGTTCGGAGTGGTCGGACTCGTCGAGAATCGGATACGACTCCAGGGCCTCGATGCTCTCCAGCATCTGATCCGTGATAAAACGGAGATCCAGCGCAATCCCATCGGCGTCACCGTCAGCACGTTCCAGCTCTACGGGGAACTCTGCGCGGAAGACGCGGGCGTTGCTCCGGTAGTGTGATGGGGCGTCGTAGCCGCCGGGCCAGCTGCGGTCATCGTTGAGGCGGTCGGGGCTGAAAAGCAGTCGGCAGTTAGTCCACCGCTGCTCCAGGCACTCCTTTAGAGCTGCTTCCGGGGTGCGGATACCGAAGCACGGCAACCGGTCAACGTCGTATCCGCGTTGGTCTGCATCGCGCCGGTCCAGAATCCAGACTCCGGCGCATCCGTTGAGTCGCTCCAGTCGGTCAGTCAGTGTGGGGTGCATGGCATGGTGTGCCGATGTGTTTGCCCAGTATGGGCCCCAGTGCCGCCCATCTCCTGCCGTTGTTGTGCAAGTTTACAAATCGGCTGGGAGGGGTTGCGCCTGCTGCTATTGTGCAAGGGTTCATTAGGCCTACCCGCCATGGCAACCCCAAACCAAGCGGTGAGCGTCACGCTTGCCGCAGAACACTGGCTCCGGATTGAGCAAGCCCTATGGGCTGCAGAATCCCAGCTCCACCGGACAGGTAATACACAACACGCGTGGCGCTACCACCACACCCGCCAGCTGATCCAGCACGTAACCGCAGGCTGGGATCACTCCGGTGGTTTGGAAGTTCTCCACGCTTGGGAATCCGACTCATGAGCGGTGGAGAGTGGAACACTAGGCGCGAGCTGAAACAACAAGCCGCCGACGCCCGCGAACTGTTGCGCGAACAAATCAGGCTAGAGAAACGACAGCTCCGGGATCTGCGCTATTGCGCGGAACGGTCAACCCTGACCCAATCCGATTGGGCCGACTTCTTAAAGCTGCACCAGCAGCACGGTAAAGAAGGTCTGCGCCAGCTATGGGAGGATCTGATCCCGTACTGGGAGGTCTGCCAGCGCCTCAACGGGGGCGCCCCATGCCCGCCGGATCTGTGGCCTGACTGGGCCAGCCAAATTAAGTGCAGAAAAAACGCGCATCCGGAACGGACACGCCCGACCACCAGAAAGGCCCCAGGCTCACCCCGTAAGCCCCGCACCGATAAGGGCAAACCCCGCGCAACCTACAAGGCCCGCACCTAGGGCCCCAGTCGCAACCCCCGGGGGTCCGCACCACGCCGGACCCCTTTCTGCTGTCCCAGGGTAAGACTCGTGCGACTCGCAGCGAGACTCTCCCGCAGGTCCCAGTACCCGTAAGGCCTGGGCCTCCCAGGCTGCGACAAAACCGCTACACCTACACCTACGTGATACGTAAGCGTGCAAATGTACCAGGCTTGCATGACTTTTCAGCCTATGAATGGGCTCCAGTCATGAATGCGACTTGGCGGCCTTGAATGCGATTCCAGGTCTTGAATGGCTTATGAATGGCCCCTCAGTCCTTGCTGCGCTTGTCCTCGACTGTGATGTTCAACGTTGGCGCTTGATTAGCAGCCTCCTCCACACTGCCCTCGCCCATTGCACGTCCCAGGCTGTCAAGCAGTTGTGCGACCACCTGGAAGTTGCCGCGCTTGAGGGCTTTCTTGATTGTATGCATCCGCATGTTGTTGACCTGGTTGAGGAATTCAGCTCGCTCTCCAGCGAAATCCTCCTTCATTAACTTCTTGGCTTCTGCAAGATAGTTTTCTGCCTGACGGTAGCTGACACCGTAACGAGTGGAAAGTTGGCAGGCATTCTCCCTGTACGATCCACCCTGAATCATCAGCATGTAGGCCGCGTTGATACGCTCCAGCATCTGGGCATCGTTAATTGGGCGGCCCTTTGAATAGCGATTCTCAGCCCGAGTGAATGGCGAAACAGCTCCAGTCCGCTTCTCGGGCTTGACACCACCGTCAATCGGTTCGATGTCTTCGTTCTGGCTAATGTCGTCGATCACGGCTGCGACAGTCACAAACTGTTCGACTCCAGTGTATAGCTACTTTGAGTCGAGGGCGTCAGCCCGAGACGTGCGGCAGTTGGAAGTATTGCTCCACCCGCCCCAGGAATGAATCCTTAGCCCAGGCTAGTTCATCTGTACTAAACACGAACACGTCTGGCTTGCCGCACCTGCGGGCCAATACCACGGCTGCTCCAGACGGCTTGAGGCCGGTCATGTGCTCCAGTCCCAGTGCGTAGGCACCGAGTTGGTCGAAGTATGAATGGCCCCTGCCGATCTCCTTGCGTCCCACGCTGGTCTTCCAGTCCGCGACAATCAACCCTGAATGGCCCTTGAGGCTTACCAGTGCGTCGCAGGTTCCAGCGAAGCCGGCGGGGTGGTGGATGCTGAATTCGCTGGCGAAAATTTCTGTGACGTTTTCAGCGATCCAGCCGGACAAGCCACGGGCATAACCTGAAGCGCTCCAGCCGACTTTGGGGACGTTGGGGTGGACTTTGCTGAGGGCCCACTCCGTAATCTTGCTGGGGATGCGGGCTAGGCCCTGGTCGTCCCAGTGAATGGCGTTGCGTTTGTTTGCAGTGCTACGTGCTAGGCGTTGTGAAGTTTTGAGAAGATATTCAGCCTGTGAATGGGCCATGTTGCCGCGATTCGCAGCAACGTCCCGTTGTTGAGAAGCCTCGGCCTCCCCCAGTCGTGCGACCCAGCGATCCAGTCCGGTAGTGTCGCTGGTTTCCTTAAGAATATGTGTGACAGAAGAGTACACATTACCTTTATCGTCCCTGTAAACCCTGTAGGGTCCCGAATTATCCTGTACCAGTTTTCGATGTCTTAAACCAGCGAGAGTGTCTTGTGTGTTGGACATCGAAGATACTACTTCCCTCTTGGATTCTACTACCTGTGTCAACTAGCTGCTCCAGGTGAGGCCATGTCGCCGAAATGCAAAACTGCTGCGTCTGCATAGGCTTTAGCTGCTTCCTCTGTAGTAGGGAAACAACCCAAATGGATAAGTTCTCCGTTTACGCGAATACGTGCTTGGTAGCTGCTGCACCGTGAAAGTTTACGCACTCCTTTTACGCCGAGTGTATTGTTCTTGTACACAGTAGTGTTTCGCGGTTGTTCTCCAGCTTGTACTAAGCGCAGATTGAATGGGCAATTGTTTGCTCTGTTGCGGTCGGCGTGGTCAATTTCTTGTGTACCAGGATCTTTACCGCTTAACCAAGCCCACACAAGGCGGTGGGCGTAGTACTTGTCCCCGTTAAATGCTCCGAAGACATACCCACTCGTAGAAATGACTCCGAATGGGCCGCGTTTTGAGACAACACCTTTACGAGGGCGGCGAATAAGCCTGCCATCCCAAAGCCGGAGATCGAATGCCTCCCACAGCTCTTCGGCAGCTGGAAGGGGCTTGTATGCTTTTGCCATCGCCTAGTACAGATAGGTGGTCGGGGGCAGGGTGTTGCAAGCACCGCTGCCCCACAATTTTACCCGTTACGCAGGCTTAAAAGGGTTCCCGTTTGTGAGGAGCCTCGAGATATCGAAGCCCTCTGCTTTCGCCTCAATCCAGGCTGAATCCAGGTGCTCTTGGCTGCCCTTCTTACGGGGTGCAGGGCGAAGGGTGTACTCAGTGGTAAGACCGGCACCCTTCTTGGACAGGATGAAGTCCCACTCCAGGAGATTTTCATAATCCTCCATTTGGCTGACCTGATCCAGCTCCTTGATGATTGACTTCTGGGTCAACTGCAGGACCTGGACTTTGCCCGCGTCATACACGTACACAGGGACCGCTATGAAAAATTTGATGTCCACGGTGCCAGGGCCGCCACGGCCTTCGCGGGGCTCGAAGTCGCCCAGTTCGGCGGTCACGTCCTCGGGGGTGGGCTGGTGGTCGAAGCGGAACGGCTTGGATTGGCCATCGCACTGGCCCCAGCACTCGAAGCCTTCGAGGGGTTGGTCGGACAGCAGTGCGAAGCGCACGGAGCCGCCGTCGGGAAGTTTGGAAACTTGCAGGTAGCCGCCGCCGGAAGCGGAGCCCGAAACGGATGCTGCGGCTTGCTTGGAAAGGAATCCCATGGTCGTGTTTGTAGGGTTTGGTCGGGCTGTGTTGCCCAACGTGTGACACAGTAACACGGGGTTGCCCCCGCGTCTACCCTAATGAAACGGCCCCAGCGAGAAACCGCCGGAGCCGTAGAAACACACATTCCTGTAGGAGTCTAACACTGTGTCAAGAGAGTCTCAAGAGTTGCTGGCTTTTGTGCGCCAGTTGCCGGTGGGCATGGCATACACCCCCATCTACGCCAAGGGCTGCAAGCTGGTTTCCGGCACCGTCAGCAAGGGCAAGACGCCGCTGGAGCGGGCGCACCACGCTGACCTGAATCCGTCTGATGTGGCACTTCAGATCGAGCGGAAGCCGGATGTGTTCCGGGCTGTGGGTGTGTTTACCGGTGCCAGGAGCAAGGGTCTCGTGATTCTTGACGTGGATCGCAACCTGGCCAAGTTGAAGAGCAAGTGGGGTGAGTCCCTGGAAGGGGCCCCCATGGTTACCAGCACCAAGCCGAATGCGGCCAAGTACCTGTTTCGGGTGCCCGAGGAGCTGTGGCCCGACGTCAAAGGTTTTGGCCTTTCGGATACAGGGGCGGGCTATGAGGTCCTGTGGGGCCGCCAGGGGCTCCTGTACGGGGCTTACCCGGGGTCTAGCGATGGGAAGGGCCTGGAGGGCTTCTACGGCTTTGTAGGCGATCTGGAGGCCATTCCAGAAGCTCCAGGGTGGTTGCTGGCGGAGATGAAGGACCACGCCGGGAAAGAGGTGGCCGACGGGGGTTTTATTAAGAACCGTAAAGCCCTGGATTTCTCAGATCGAGACCCGGGTGAGGTGGCTGAGATTATTCAGTCCGCGCTGCGGGTGATTCCAGGGCAGGGGGCTGGTAGTCGGGACCACTGGATCAAGGTGGGTATGGCGATCCACTCGGAGTTGCCGACTGAGTTGGGCATGACGTTGTGGTCGGCCTGGTCGGCGGATGATCCCGAGTACGCCGATGAATGGTCCGACGCCAATCCCTGTGAGCAGGTCTGGAAGAGCTTCAAGAAGGGCTCTGTGACCTTGGGGACGCTGTTTTGGATGGCGGACCAGCAGATGCCCGGACGGCTGTGGTTGCCCGAGGATTTGCGCAAGGTGGTGACCCAGCTGGAGGAGGCTGCAGGGGACTACGAAAAACTTCCTAAGTTCGCCGAAATCATTGCGGCCACTAAGGATGCGCTCCAGTTGGAGAACCCCGCGGAGCAAAAGTATGAGCTACATAAAATTGCTCATAAAGCCAAAATGCGGGATGCTTTTGAGCTGGAGAAGATGTATGTAGATCAGGTTCAATATGAGTCTCAGTCGGAGACTATGACGGTCAAGGAACTGTTCGAGCAGAACTTTGAGCGGAGTTATTTGATTCCTGATCTGCTGCCAAACCCTGCTGTCGTCTTGATTTACGGCGCTGGTGGTGACGGGAAGTCAATGGCAGCTTGGACTCTGGCTAAACACGTTGCTACCGGGGCGCCATTCGTTATTCGAGGGCAGCATGTCCCAGTGCAGCAGGGGCCGGTGCTGCTGCTAAACGGAGATCAGCCGCTGGGGCAGGTGCAGGAGCAGCTGCAGGAGGTTGAGATGCCTGCCGATGCTCCAGTCACCCTGCGTACTGACTGGACGCTCCAGTCGTATGCACGCTTCCAAAAACTGATGGAACGGGTGCGGCCCCGGCTGGTGGTGATCGACTCGCTTATCGGCTGCTCTGGTGGTAGGGCGTTCGACGAAAACAAGTCGGATTTCGCCACGCCTCTGTACTGGCTGACCCGGAACAACGGGGTGCTTTTCCCGGCTACCACCATCCTCATCATTCACCACGCCAACAAAACCGGCGGCTTCCGGGGCACCAGTGCGATCCGGGATGCGGTGGATGAAACCTGGAGCCTCAAGCGGCCCAGCGACAAGCAGATCGAGCAGACGGGAGGCAACGCCCGGATCATCACCATTGAGAAGTCGCGCTCTGGACGCGGAGGCACCAGCCTGCTGCTGCGTCAGGAGGCCGACCTGACCTTCACGCTGGCCGATTGGACCCCTGAGGTCGATCCAACCGAAACGGCGCCTTCTGGGGTCACTGACAGGGTGCTCCAGCGGCTTCGCGTGGTTTACCCCGATGGCAAGACCCGGGAAGACCTCAACGCCGACGCTCTGTGTGGTGGCAGCGTCGCCGGAATCAGGAAGTCGCTCCAGCGGCTGGAGAAGCGTGGCCTGATTCAAGTGGTGGGCACCCGTAAGGACTCCCCTAAAGGCGGTAGACCCAGCAATGTGTACCAGGCGGTTGTAGCTCTCTCGCGGGGAGAGGGGGGAAAAGGGTGTCTCATTGACCAAAAACCCTGTCCTGACAAGGATTTAGCAATGGGACACTACCCTGCTGAAGTAGAAAGTGTCCCAGTTGCCTCTCAGATGGGACACCTTGGCTCTGTAGAGGGGGGCTGTCCCATTGCAGATCCCTCTGATACCAAGCGGTCTCAGCAAATGGACACCCCTGAGACATATACCCCCGCGAGGGAGGAGCGCACGGAAGCCGAGATGGAGCAGCTGAAGCAGGCTGCGGCGGACGCATGGAGCTGACGCCGTGTCTAACTTTTTGTTATGGCTCCTTGCCAAAATCAGCAAGCCTGCGCGGAGGGATCCAGTGGCCGTAACCGACAGCAGGCCAAAGCCCCGTCCTCCCAGGCGGCCCACCTTCAACTTCATCCAGAACTCCATCCCCGATGACGTCCACAGCGTCATCAGGACCACGTGGTTCAAAAACGGGAAGGTCTGCGAGGTGGACCAGATCATCCTTCCCGAGGATGAAGACTCCCTGGAGGTGTTCCAGTACCTGGTCGGTGGGGCTCTGCGGAATGGTTGTGACGTCACCGTCATGACCACCTACCCTCCTGAGGCCTTGGGGGTGCCCCGCGAATGACCGACTCGAAACTGCTGCAGCGCCTACAGAAAGCGGGCCAGTGCTGCGATACCTGCGGGAACGCCTACGGCAAACCCACATCGGGTATGAGTACGTGCTGGCACGGGGTTTGCGACGTCTGCGGACTGGAGATGACCGTCACCAGCACCCGCGACTACGGCTACTTGCAGCAGGGGATTGTTACAGCACGTAAAGCGGACGCTTGCGATACCGCTGGCCGTGTGTAACACTAAGGGAGTTCAACCAAAGGGGAGGCGCCTGTCTCCCTAACACAATGGACGTAACCCTAACCATCCCTCAAGAGAAAGTCACCCAACTCAGCATCTGGTACTTCGCCGTCCGCTGGAGCCGTTTTGCCTTGGAAGACAAGGTGAAGATGTACCAGCGGGCAAACCAGCCCTGTGCTTACGACGAGACTTGCCTGCTCACCCTTTTGGAAGTAGAGAAGTTTCTCGAATCCACCTGGAACGACTACATGGATACCCTTCAGGAAAACCTCCAGGCTTCCCGAGACAAACTCGCTGCGGTACCGACCTATGCCTGATGTGCTTGCCGTACTGGAATTTGATTGTGATGTCGATGGGCTTTGTACTGTTGTCGCTGACGTCGATGACGTTGTTGTTGTCGGCAAGGCGTCGTTACTCGACCCAGAAGAGTACGGACCTGCCATGTGCCGAGGCTCCTTCTACCTTCAAGATGAAGAAGTGATTCCAGAGGACGATGGAGACCTCGCAGAGTTTGTCGAAGCCCGAGTCAGCACCTGGGAGCCGGTCGACCTGTCCGATCTATACGGCGATTGCGAGGACAGTCCGTAACGAGGCTGACTACGACGACTGGGAGTACGGCACTGAGCCGATCCGTGGAGACACTGCCTGGGTAGCCCCGACCAGTGTGCTCCACGTCTACTCCCGGTTGCTCCAACGGTTTCAGGAAGCAGAGACTGTGAGTCATCAGCAGCTGGCAGCCATTGCTATTTCTGAGCTTCTTACTCTCCCACCTGAGACGCTGACGAGACTCTCGCAAACGCTCACTTCTCTAGTACACTAATTTCGTTTTATTACTCGCCATGCTTACTCTCCTCTCTGACAAGGAAATCAACCAGCTCCACAGCTACATGACGGAGTTGACCACCACGGTGGAAAACCTGACCCGGATTCTCGGTGGCGCCCAGACCGTTGCCTTCGACTTCGAGCAGCCAATCACTCCAAAGCCAGTCAAAGTTTCTGCTGCCCCAGTGCAGAAGTCTCAGCGTAAGACTCGTGGGTCCAAGCCTCGTAGGGGTGGCAACGCATCCCTGTCGGTGCGCCAGGTTGGCGAGATCAAGCGGTTGCTTGGTACCGGCAAGTCTGCAGCCGCGATTGCCCGTGAGTTCAAGGTCCACTACAGCACCATCAACGCCATCAAGTGGGGCAAGACCTGGAAGGATGTCGAGGCTGCCAACTCCAAGCCCTTGGAGATTGTGGAGATCCGTAAGTGATTTTGTGTGACAGCGAGATTCGGGCCCTCTGTGAGGGGGGCCTTGTCGATCCTTACGATCCAGTCCTAGTCAATCCAGCCAGCCTGGATGTACGCCTTGGGTTTGAGTTGATGGTTGAGGTGGAGGAGTATCCGACACTGATTCCAG